GATTGTGGAAAATTGATTGATGGCGTCTTCAAGGTCTGGGGTTGAAACCACCGAAACGCTGTAACCAGAAATCTGACAAACCTGACTGGTTCCCTGTGGGTTTTGGGCAAGGAACAAAATGGTCGATCCCACATGCGCCCGCGACCAGATGGCATTGATGCCGTATTCAGAGGTGGCCGATAAGATTGGAGCGAATGGCTGCGGGCTGTTGCCAACGTTCTGCCAGAACTCAATGTGGCGCTGGCTGAAGATCACCAGATTACCGATCAAGGCATCAACAGCCACGATGTTGTCGGTGTAGGCACTGGCGCTGGCAAACGATAAAGCATTCCAGCTGGCGGCGTCGAACGTGTCTGAAACAAAAAATTTCTGTGTTCCCGGTTGTTCCGCAACAAAATAACTGGAAACAAAGGCGCATGTTCTCGCCCCGTTGGGAAAACCTGAGGCCGTGATCTGCGTCAACGTGTTGGTCGATGTGTTGAACTCGTAACCGTTCACCCCGTCCACGATCAGGACTTGGTTTGAATCGTTAGCCATAGCAACGTTGCCGATGAAACTGTTTATCGTTGCGCTGGCAACCGTTGCACCACTTGAGTTCAGTCTATAAAACGTATCCGAAATTACGTTGAATAACGCCGATTCTGTTCCAAGAACGCCGCGCGATACGCCTCCCAATGTGAACTTGGTGGTTAGTCCTGGCGTACCAAAAACCGCCACGTTGGTCTTATCGCCGTCCGGACGATTCTCAAAATACACGTTCACGCGCCGCTGCCGGGTCACCGGATATGAGTGGCCCGCCATCCCATTACCGAACAGCGGATAAACCTTCATGGCATGTACTGATTGGGCTGGAAGTAAATTTCAGTGCGGTCTGGGTTTGCTTCCCGAGCGTAGCTAATCGCTTCCTGATAGTTGCTGTTCATCTCTGGCGTCCAAACTGCGTTGAACATCGGGCAGATTTGCTTGCTCAATCCCCAGCACAAAGCGTTGAACCACTCTTGCGGGTATTCCGGATTATCAAGAGCATTGTCGAAATCTTGAACCGGCCTCAGGTAGACAATATGGATGTGCTTTGTGACGTCCTGAGCGCCGCCACAGTCGATATACAGCTGGCCGTTGGTTAACTGCGCTTCGTAGTAAATGGCGGTTGGATCGCTGACGTAATTTGGCTGCGTCTTGGTCGGCAGCGCCTCGTACGTCTCGATCGTCATGTAATCCAATGGCGTGTCGGTGTTGAAGGAGTCGCGCAGGATGGCCGTGACAATCTCAAGCGGTCGTTGGCCTTTCGTGGTGTAGTTCCAAACGTACGCTCCTTGGTTCACCGCCGCAGTGAGCGCCGCATTCAACGTGATGCTGCCAGATGCCACCGTGGCTACAGTCGTGCTTTGAATGTCCCCGGTGGACAGCTGGATAACCAAATAATCTCCGGCTGTGAACTGACTGGTGCTTGTAAATAACAAGCTGGTCGCACCAGCTGCGGCATACACGCTGGTGTTGTTGGTGGCAAAGTTTTGTCCCGGCAATGCCGTAACGCCTGCCGCCCAGTTATCTCCTGACGGCCCAAGACCGTATTGGTACTTGCTGGACGACAGAAACAAGTCGGCCCGCTGCCGGGTCCAGATTTTTAGCCCGCTCGCGAAGTCGTAGCGGCCCATCCACTGCTTGCACATCATGTTCAGCTTTCGAGCGCAGTCGGTGGTTTCCTGCGGATCGATAGAGCCGTACGCATCCAGCTTGCCGATGTTTAGCATCGCCTCGCGAATGATGTCATCACGGGTGACCGTGAACGTGTAAGTGCCGCTCGTGCTCATTTCATGCGTCTCCTGACAATCGGCGCAATCGCATCGTAAGCCATATCAGCAGTAATTTCTGCCTGACACTGTGCAATCCCCATCGGCTGGCCGTCTTCGCCAACAGCCTGCTGGCAATGGTCCCAGTTGTAATGCAGCTGGTGGCACGCCGGAGCCTCGTTTTTGCCGCGCCCTGGGCAGTGCGTGGCCTTGGCCCACAGGGATTTGGTGTTCTCCCAGTCTCGAGTCAGATTCTCCACCGTTGAATGCGACAGCAAGACAACCTTGGCCATGTGCTCATGAGCCACCGCGTTCAATACACCAGTCTCCGGCCCCACGACCATATCGGCCTGCAAGCAGAATGACATGGTTTGACGGATGGACCAGTCCCCGCACATCGGCCACACGCGAGGCTCTGTCTGGACCTTGAACTTGCCTTGGCGGATTGGTGCACCTTGTTCATTAGGCTGGAACCAGCCCTGCTCCAAGATAATCCCGGCATCACCGCCGACAAGGACCACATGGACGTCCGTAAACTCCAGCATCAATCGCGCAATGATGTTATCAACCCAAGGCCACACCTTGTGCACAGACGACCCGGCCAGCGACCAGACAATGACGAACTGGCCCATCTTCGCCCGCTCCGCCTTGGCCCACAATACTTCGTCTTCTGTCGGGAAAAACTTCATCGCTGGCCGGTGCGGCACTCCGGCGTATGCGTGTTGGAACCACAGATAATTGTGGTTCGTCATCTTGTGACGGAGCGCTGGCGCTGCTTGGTGCATGAACCGGCCCGGAATCGGTAACAGCGTGCCTTCTGCCGATTCGGACAAGTTGATCCAACGGTCGTACTTCTTCGCGTGCCAGTCCCAGAACAGAGAGAGCTGTGCGTTGGGTACTTGGTCACGGTCCTGATAGTAAAACTCGTCCACGTTCGGATCGTGTAACAGAACATCAGAACCCGGTGGCGAGCAAAACACGGTCACGTGGTAGCCCTCTTTCTTGAGCCCGGCAATCACGCTAGACGCTTGGATGATGTCGCCATAAGCGCCATATCGCACGATGGCGGCGGTCTTCTCAGGCTTTGGCAGCTGATGACTGAACCGCCATTCATAGGCGCGGTCTAGCGTAGGCTCTGGCTCGGCGAGCTTTTCAAAAACCGCAAAGAGGCTGTATTCCATGCCTTGATCGCGTTTCTCACATACGCGCAAATCCCAGCTTCCCACCTCGCGCATCATGCTGATGACCAGCTGCTCGTTCACGTTCCATTTGTGGTCCTTATTTGCGTGCGGATCGCCTACCTTCGGATATAAATCCTCATGCGGCAGATACAGCACCAGATAACCGCCAACCTTGAGCACGCGCCACCATTCCTTAAGACAGGCCGGGACGTTCTCTAACGGAATGTGTTCAAGCAGATGAGAAGACAGCACGGCATCATATGCGCCACTGTTGAACAGCTTTAAGTCCGCCGCGTCTTCAATCCAAATGTCTGGCTTCACATCAATGCCAAACATTTGACGGTCGATACCGTTGTCTAGGCCGATGAAATGCGGGAAACCCTTATTGCGCCCGCATCCAACATCGAGTACGCGGCCCCGAGTCCAGCGCACAAGCTCCCAAGTAATCTTGCCAATTTCGTTCCCTTGCGGGTCCGTGTCTCTCCAGGTCATGTTGCTCCCCCCGTAAAAAAATACCCCACCTAAGTGGGGCAGTGTACAACGGGAGAAAACTCTATCAATCCCAGCTCACGTTCCATCCGCTGCCCGTGGCTTACATCCGATCCAAATAGTTGTTGCGCTCCACGAACCCACCGACGTCATCATAGAAAGCGTCGTTATGATCGCGCGTGTATTCATCATCCGTCTGCAATAACGGCTTTTTGTCAAAACCGTAGCAAAGCGAATCCTTGTTCACTTCAAAGTTAGTAACGTCGCCTTCAGCGTACATGGTTGGCATGTTGCCAGCCGTGTTGATGCCCATACGACGGATGTCGCTGAACTCCTGATCTTCAATGTCCATGCCCGGAGGCAAGGAATTCATGAACACGTTGTTCATGCTGTGCTTGGCTTCGTAATCACCGCCGGGACGACGTTCTCGCCCCGGCATTCCCTTTTTCCCTCGCGCTTCCTCAGAAGTTACCCAGCCATGATCCTCCGGAGAATCCGGGAGAGTCACTTGGAACTTTTCCTGCACTACCTTTGGCATGGCTGGTCACCCCTTAGATTTTTGCGCTGCCGACTTTGTTGGTCATCTCAGGACGGCCCATGTCCTTGGTGTTAGGCATCTGACTGCCTTCGGCACGAAGAACCCAACCGTCGCCGGGATAACCCAGACCGCCCTCGTAAGACGACATGCGCATTTCGCGAATGTCGCAAAGCTCTTGGTCCTCAATGTCGGAACCCGGCGGGAGGGTGTTGTACATAGCGTTGACGCCGTACATCAAACCCTTTTTGGCCAGATACCCGTTGTCACGGACGCCCACCATTTCGTTGCGGGCCATCATCGCCGAATCCGGCAACACATCCACATCCGCAACTTCGGCGCGTTTCATCTCATGACGGGACTGCCCACGGGCATTCGCCGACTTGATGATGTCTTGCATGGTTGGCGCCATGTCACCGTAGGTCGAAGTGCCCAACGATTCCTGCGTGATTTGCGGAGTTTCGTACTGCTTCCGACCAGGCTGATTAATTTTCGGCATGTCGTTCTCCTTAACCGATTACGTTCGCGAGCGGCTGGATGTTGAAGTCCAGCGTCATGATAGAAGCCTCAGTGGCATCCGTACCGCGCAGAACCTGAATCACATCGCCCTGATTGACGGAGTACCCATACAGGCCAGCCGAACCCGTCTGGGTGTTCAGCGCCTGAATGTAAGTCTCGCCGACAGCGCCAGTGCCAGTGCCGTTTGCGTAGAGAATGTCTGGGCTGAACTGCGCAAGCGTCGCAGTCGCCAAAGACACCGCTACACCAGCCGCAGCCGTGTTGTAGATGCGATAAACGGTGTACTGACTGGCCGCAACATGCACAGAGCCCGACCCATTAGGGTAATACTGGGTCTTGGTGTAAGTGGAGGTGCCAGCCGTGGTGGTGCTTACGCTGATGCTCATCAACTGAAGGTTGGCGTGAGCCACAAACTTGGTAGTGGCCAAGTTCGCACCAGCAGCGGCAATCGCATTGAAACAACCACGGCCCGTGTAGGTCGGATGGTCGTAAGCAAAGTTCGTAGTGCTATTCGTCAAACTCATGTGTGCTGCTCCTTAGGCCGCCGAGTCCCATTTCACGATACGGCAGTTCACCGCGAGCGTGTGGACGATGCCGAAACCGCCGAGGTAGTACCAAGCAATGCCTTTCGACCTGCCGTAGTCCGTCGGAATCTTGCCGCGCATTTCTTCCGGAACCGCGATAGCTTCGGCCACCGTGTCGTTACCAAAGAAGAAACACCAGTCCGATTTGCCGTTGGTCCACGCACTCGTGGTGATGCCGTCAGTACCCGTGCCCTTGGCAATGTTGGTCTGCTCAATGAACCGGGTGTTTTCGTAACGCCCGATTTCACCGTTCATGATCAACGCGAAACCAGTGTCAGAATACTGGTGGATGGTTTCGAGGTTGTTCTTGAACGTGCGCAGAGTCGTCGGCCACGCGATAGCGTAGTAGTCGTCAGCGATATACGCCGGGATATTGCGCTCTTTCATGGTGTCGACGATCGACTTCACATGGCCGTTGTTCAAGGCAATGCTGTTGGTGCCGGTCACGGTGCCGTTGGTGTACAGCTGGATGGCAGCAGTATCAGTGCCGCTCGACGCAATCACGCGCAGAAGAGTCTGGTTGAACTGGGTCCAAGCACCACGGTCGAGGTACTTCACGCAGTCGTTCTTCAGAACCTTCTTGATAACGTCTTCGATCGGGAATTTCGACAGGTTGTCGAGCTTGCCGGAATACGGAACCGAGTTACCGGCTTCGGTAATCGTGAGTGTGCCCTGGACAATCGTGAAGTTCGTTTCCGGCATGGTGTTGGTTTCGACCAGCACCTGACCGGCAGTGGCGACGTCAGAGAAAACGTCCCAAGTGAACAGGTCGCCCTTCTTTTTGCCCTGCTGACTGATGTCATGGACGTCGGCGAACTGACGGAATTTAACAAGCGGCTGCACGTTGGCACGCAGCACGTTGGAAAGCTGACGGCTGTACATGTAGCCACCCAGCGAGTTAACAGCCCAAATCTGACCAGCCATTTTTTGGCCTCCTATGAACGTCTGTGAATGATCGGTCGACCCTGACCCCGAGCGCTTGCCAACTTCGCAATGGCGCTCTCGTAAGTCTCGTCGTCTCCTTCGTCGTCGTCTCCCATCTGGCGTCCACCAGCAACAGGAAGCGAACGAACCGACGCCTTGCGAGCTTCTTTCTGGCTTCGTCCAGAATCCGCACCAGCACCAAGTTGATTGCGCAGCTGCTGCAAGTAAGTCCGGGCATCATCCCCGACCATCTTCAGCCTCGCCTTAAAATCCATGTCAGGATTCTGATTCGCGAGTTCTGCGTCCACCTGCACGGCTCTTTGCCGCACTGGCTCAATCTTCAGCACATCAGCGTATTCGGCCTCAAACCAGTCCACAGCCTGCCGAAACGTCAACCGACCATCTATTCGCCCGTCCACAGCACGCAGAACGTCCTTCTCGGATGGTGTCTGCTCTAATCGCCGTGCCAACTCTTCAATGGCGTCTTGCTCACCCATCAATGCCCGCGTGAGCACATCACGGACCCCGGTTTTCCGGGATTGTGGCTCGTCCTCAACGGATGGAACCACGGCTACATTCTGCAACGCCTGTTTGGCATTGCGCAAGTATTCATCGGCAGCGCTAACCTTACTGCTGGTTTCGCGCAACTGCTGGAGCGACAGCCAGCGCTCCTGACCGTTCACGATGATGCGGTAATACGTCTCGCCGTTGGTCTGGCGCACATCATCAGCCCCG